CGGCACCACGCAGAACTTGCAGGCTAAGCGGCAACCACGCTGGGTGAAGCCAATGGACGGCTCGAAGCCAGGCGCTATCGAGTAGTCATACCGCTCGTAGACCGGCTCCCCGATGATGTCCTCGACCGTATGCTGGCGGTCCGTTCCCGTTCCCCCGAGGACAGCCCCTGGAAAGGCAGCGATAAACCGAGCGATCTTCGGCGCGCTGAATTTGAAGATAGCAGAGCCGTATACGACACCATAATCCGCCTCGAACAAGTCCCGCTCGGCCTGCCGGGTGTAGTGTACGACGTCGCCGCGCTCTCGATGCCAGTGGGCGAGCTTCATCAACGCGAGGTTGGGAAGACTGCCATCAAGCTGGGTGAGACGGACATGCACCCGCCTCTTATGCCGATCGCGATCCCCAGGCGCAATGGTTAATCGGCGGCGAGCAGCGATGGCTGCGCGGCGTTCCACTCGGCAGCCTTCTTGGCCTTGGCGACTGCTCGCTTGGCTCGCAATCTGTCCCGTTCCATCAGGCGTTTCCGTTCCTCGTTGGCCGCGACCATTTCTGGGGTCCAGTGGGCACGCTTGGCTTTCTTGCCAGCCGAAATGTTGGCGGCAATTTCTGCTCGGCGTTCTGGCGTCCATTTTGCCCAACGCTCGAAGGCGGCTACTCGGCTCTTGCCAGACGCGATCCTGGCCGCTGAGGCTTTGGCTATATGCTCTGGCGTCAACTTCCTGCCCGTGTTCGCCGCCCTCATCGCCTCCATGCAAATATCGGATGGCCGTTTACCTTTTCTAAGAGCGGACAATTTTGCTCTAGTTTCGGCCGTTTCCGGTTTCCCTCGGTGTGATGCAGCCATCTTCTCGATGGCTTCGGGAGACATCTTCCGGCCAGTATTCGCCGCCGATATCCGCGCCCCAGTTTCCGGAGACCGCTTCCGTCCCTTGTGTCGCGCGGATATTGCCGCTCTCTGTTCGTCCGATAGATTCTGTTTCTTCCCTTTCTTGCTCGCGCTGATCTTCGCCCGGCTCACATCGGAATGCCGTAGACCAAGCTGATTACCGGCCATCGGTCGCGCGTTATAACCGAACCGCCTGTCGTAGCTCTGGAGCATGTCCATCCAGAATTGTTCTCGCTCAATCAGCTTAGCGGGGTCGGCGACCACCTCAATCAATCCCCACTCGAAGGAGTCTTCACCGTATTTCGTCCACGCCGCCTGAAGGTGGGGGCAATGTGAACGGCCGCGGCGAAGCATATAGAGATGGTCATTTCTGCGCTCGAGCGCGTCGATACCAGAACCAACATATTTCTTGCCGTTGACGCAGTTGCGCCACGCATAGATCGCCGATAGGTTTTCACGAGCCACGGCGGGTTGTTCCTTACTGCCGGCGGTTAGGGGCGAGGCAGCCGCGCCAACGGCTCCTCGCCCCGCTTAATGCCTCAATCAGCCGCTTCAGACAACACTTTTTGTTCCGGTGCCGCCGGTCGGTCCGCTGTAATTGTCTGGACGCCTAGATGTCCTATTTCGAACGTCAAATCTAAATCACAGTATATCCGATATCCCATTTCTCGCGCCTTGAGGCAAAAAAACAGATCTTCCGAGAAATACCGCTCCGGGCTACCAGGGTCTACTGCAACCTCGTAATTCTCTTTCACCCAATCGCCGAAGGCTGTGCCGTCGATGCTGTCGAGCACTTCCTCTGACGGCACTTTGGTGAAGTACTCCTTCATCTGCCGCCTGAAAGCGTCGCGGTTGTCATCTCCTTCCCATCGGTAGCACTCGGCGAACCACGGCCACTTCATCGCACGCAGCACGTCCATTTTGATAAGCATCACGCCGCCGGGCAGTAGATCAGCTTCATGTAGCCCACCGGCTCGCAAAACAGCGTCGCCTGGATGCTGACCAGAGAGGCGGCCGAGCGCGCCATAGGGGGGCGTACGTTTCAGATACGTGGCCCCGCAGATGTCCTTCTGATGCTGAAGCAGTCTTACCAAAGAATTGGGCGGCAGCACCATGTCACTGTCGACAAAGAAAACATAGTCGCACTTGTTCTCCATGCAAATCTGCACGGTGCTGTTGCGGCCGTGCGTAATGGCCGACGTCTGCACATTACAGAGGGTCAGGTCGATGCCGGCCTGGGCGGAATATGCCGCCATCGCAGCGATGGCATTGGCGCAACCCGCCTCGTAGGACCGACCGGATGGGGTCGCGATGGCCACCCGCAGTTTCCGCGGCGCCTGCTTCGCCAGATCGGCGATCATCCCTTCGGCGTATTTCTTCACCTCCGCGTACGCTGGATACGGCGGCTCGATGGCCTTCGAACCCCAGTGGTCCAGAAATGCGGGGTTCTTCAGGTGCGCGACCCGGGCGGCGCAGATTTGCTGGCGCCGGCCGAGGTCGGCCAAGGCGGCAGCACCTTCCTTGTGGTCCTTGCCCCATGCCGCCTCGATGAGTTGAATACCTTCCTTCAGCCGCACCGGAGTGATGGCATGGAAGAGATCCACCCAGAACGGCAATTCGTAGCGACCGTCGATGGTGCCGTCGGTGCCTTCCTGGACGGCGAGTTCGACCGGGATCTCGAAGCGAACACCTAGCAGCACACCGAGTTGGTCCCAGTGGGTGTCAATGAACCAGTAGGGGTAGCAGGGCGGCATGACAAATCCAACGGCCTTCTCCATCTGCCTGGTGACGATAGGGAAGGCGGCGTGGTCAGGGTGCAGCGGGTCCTTGGGATAGGCAACGCCGATGCCGTTCGGCAGGCTGGCGACGGCTTCGCGGAACTTGGTCGGCCAACCCTCGGTGAGCATGAGGCGATCATTTGCTACGGACCAGAGGATGGTTCCATGCGCCTCTTTCGCCAGCATGTTGATCTTCTGGCCGAGCGTGAGCGGCCGTGGCCAAGTGAAATATCGCACATGCCGGCTTTCGACCGGATCGACGCCGTGATGTGCGCTGTCGTCCTCGTCGATCGCCACCAGGATTTCGTAGCGCTTGTCATCGCCATCGTGTGTGACGAGGGACCACAGCAACGCCTTCAGTGCCTCCGGCCGGCCGCGCTCCGGGATCAGGACGCTGATAAGGGGTTTCTCACGGCGTAGTTTGGCTTCGCCCATAAAGGTCAATGTCCTTCAGATCGTGGGAGGATGAGGAGAGGCGGCGCCGCCCGGTCGAACAGCCGCGTAACTTGGTGCTCCAGCTTTTCGAGCAGCTTCACCCGATGGTTCCAGCGTTCGGTGCGATAAACCAGCGCTACACCACCCTGGCCAGCAACTTTGAATTCAGCCTGTAGCTGGTCCTCCATCTGCTCGGCGATGCGGGCCGGCAGGAGCCAGCGCATATCCATGCGGAGGGCGGCGATGCCGCGGAAGCAGTCGCGGAAGCCATGCAGGTGGATCATGCAGTCGAGCGGCGTCCGCGCCGTTGCATAGCGCTGGGCCATCGCTTGGAATGCCTCCCGAAGCTTGCGGATGTGGCCGACACCTTCGCGAAGGCACTCGCGCTCGGACATCTCGCGACCTTGCTGCATCTGGCCAGCAACTTCAGGCATTCTTCTTCTCTTTCACGGTGGCGCGCTCGAAAAGGCGGCACCAAGCTCCAGGGTCGATATCGCCGGCGACGAGCACGCACGACTTCGGCTTGCGGAAGTGCTCGCAGACACCGCAATGGCGGGTCATCTTCCCGCGACCGTAGCGGACTGATGCCTTGGAAACTTTCGCTGGCTTCTCAGCCATTGCCGCAGATGTCCTCGGACACGGCGGCGCGGCGCACTGCCAGTCGAACAGCCTTATCCAGCGGCGCACGCATCGCTGTCAGCGTGGATGTGAATATCGGCCTGTCGCTGATATAGTCGGCGGCGTCGTAGTGGTGCGAGCACAGCACGATGGCCGATCCGCCACCCGGCGTGCCCCACGCGTAATCGATCCAAGTCATCGGCGGCAGATACAGGGCCTCTCCTGGGATCACGCCGTATTTGTGCTTAGCGCCGTCGTCCAGGTTCACCAGCAGCGTGTTTTTCGTCGGCACCAGAAGCTGATGGCACGTCCGCAGGGCATGGCCGCCCCGCCACTGGAACACCTGGTCGGACGAAATGGTGAACGCCCGCACTGCCGGGAACGGCAGCCGGTCGAGCACGGTCAGCAGTCCGCGGCCGTCCTGGTGACGGGTGAATTTCAGAATGCGGTCCATCAGGTTCCCTTGGGAATATCAGTGACGCGGACGCGGCCGACGCCAGTTTCGATCCAGATTTCGCCAACCGGCACACGGCCATCAGGGATCACACGCACAGCCCGCGTCGAGTTACCGGCGGCATGCCGCAGCTTCTCGATGATCGCGTTCACGTTGCTGCTCGCTGACAGGGGACGAAGGAGGTTCAGCATTACGCTGCTCCACCCGGCTGTGCTCCGCCGCCGCCGCCGCTGATCCCCTGGCCGAGCCCGGTGAGCAAAGACATCGCGTTCTGGCCGCCGCCGACATCCGTTTGCCCGAGGGTCTGAGCCGTGGTCGCGGCATGTTGCGCGGCGATCATCGCCTGCGCCTGCTGCTGCTGCTTCGCCCGCGCCGCAGCCAACGCTTTCACTGCATCCGGGCTGCGCACGATCTTCTTCGGGATAAACAGCGTGTCGGACATCTCGCGCCCCCACTCGACGACGTCCCAAAGGTCGGCGATTTCCGGATGGAGTTGCTGCTGGGCGTTCATCTGGTTGGCGAATTCGGTCAGCGCCGCCGACATCGAGGCCTTGGATGCCAGCGCCAGAACGCCGACGTATTCGACGCCGAGCGGCACGCCTTCGAGCGAGCGCGGCAGCGGCGGCAGCAGGTTCCGGCGGTTGGCGATCGAGAACACCCGGCGGATGGCCGGGCCCAGGCCTTCGTTTTGAAGTCGCTCGACCACGGGGCCGAGGATTTGCAGCTTTTCCTGGTTGCGGGCGGCGACTTCGTACGCCGTCATGTCCTTTTTGGTCTGCTCGAGCATGGCGAAGAGGTCATTGAAGAACCCTTCGCGGCAACGCTGCTGGATTTGCAGGATGGTCTCGGCGAATTCCCTGGTCTGCGGGTTGACGGTGTAGGCTGGCCGCATGCCGACTTCCGGGCCAAGCTTCGGAACGTAGGTGAGCTTGCCCGGCAGCACGCTGGCTGGCTCGTTCTTCATCTCGATGCTCGCCAGCATCGGCGGCCGGACCATCTTCTCCTGCGCCTCGGCCATGCGGCTCGTCATCACCTGCAACTGCAGGATGTCCGGCATCACATCCATGCCGACGCTGCGGCCGTAGGCGTCGTTGCTGGTGACGCTCCAGCGCGGGCAGATGAATGGCGGCTCATGGAAGCCGGACAGGCTCAGAGGCCACTCGTTGCTGGCGCCCCAGATCCAGTAGGCCTCACGCCAGGCGAAGCCACCCGGAACCATGCCAGCGGCTTCGTCCATGCCCGGGGCGTTGATCGGGCTGTTCGGCTCGATGATGTGGGCGACCAGCCGCTCCACCTCGAGCGCGCCGCCCTTCTGCCGCCACATCTCCTGGACTTCCGGCGGGCAGTTTTCGAGTTCGAACATCTCCACGATGGCAGAGATCGTCATCACGAAGAGGCGGCTCAGGACGCCGACGCGGTTGCCGGACGAGCTCGACAGCAGATATTCGCCGCAGCAGGGCGTGTAGCAGCGGATGAGATCGGCCTGATCTTCGTAAATCAGCATCGGGCCGGTGCCGAAGATCACCAGGTCCTCAAACATCTGCGCGGCTTCGTCGTAGAAGTTGCTGCGCGCCATGATGGTGTGCAGCCGGTCTTCGACTTCTTCGAACCACGCAATGGCTTCCGGGGGCGCCGTCGAGCGGTCTGCCAGGGCCGGCTTCAGCTTGAACCACTGCCGCGACGGCGACATCTCGTTGGACATGATGCCGGCGGCACAGCGGCGCGCGGCATAGGTGCCGGTCGGATCAACAATATTTTGGTTAATCGGTTGGCCGCGGATCATCGAGTTCGGCGTCGGCATCGCCGTGTTGATGAAGATGCCGCGGCGAGGCTGGATGTAGGCCTCGAGCAGTTGATAGTTCTGCATCCAGGATTGTCGCCACGAGCGCTGTTGATTAATCCTCTGCTCTGAATGATGCCGAATTTGCGCCCAATTACTATCAGAACCGTCGGGCCGTCGCTTCTTGGCCTTTGCCGGAGTCTTCGACAACCTATCGGCGCTAGCGTCTGCATACGACAATTCAGCG